GCTCCGTCAGAGTGAGCTGAACGTGTTCCTGCTACATCTCTAGTAATACCTGTTAAGTCATTAACTGATACTCCGGTATAAGAAATAAATTCTGCTCCAACTTTAATAGTCCCTGATGTTGGAAATCCAGTTGTGGATGTAAGTGTAATAGAAGATCCCGTACCACCAGTACCATTGGTATCATCTAACAACGCTCCATTTAAAGTAGATATAACTCCAGAGGCTCCTCCAAATGTTGAAGTGCCCCAACCGTAGCCGTAACTTTGTGTAAGTGGTCCTGGTTTTATATATGGATTAACTGTTGCAGCTCCACCTGCAGAAACAGTTGCTGTTGCAGCAGTTGCCATAGTAATTGTAAATGTGTCGTTTGTTGGAACAGTCACTACTTCAAAAGTATTGGTTTCAAAGTCCGCATCTACATATCCTGCTCCTGGTGTTGTAACTGATGTAAATTTAAATAAATCTCCTACAAATAACCCATGAGCTACTTTATTTACAGTGACCGTTGCTGAGGTATCGGTAGTATCGAAAGTGATACCCGTGATAGCAGTATCTAAAGGAGTAATATCGTAAAAGGCTCCCTCGTAATATATTACCAAAACTTTATTAGTGCCTAGAGCTGCGTATATTCTTCCATCTAAGTCTGCCCAAACAAGCTGTTCTCTCACAGCTCCAACTAAAGTATTTGAAATTATTTGTTGCCATCCACCTATTTTTTCAGGTAATCCATATCTAAATCTAACAAAATCACCATCAGTCCATTGACCTTCAGCACCTGTTGCGGTTACTTGTTTGTTAAATCCTGGTCTTATTTGTACATTTGTTAAAGGCATACGCTATTATACCTTAAAGTAATACTTAATTAAACCTTATCCTTTTTATTTGATTTATCGGTCTTTATATTATGAGTTTTATGTTTAAATTGACTCTGCCTTTATCTTTAACAGTTGGCCATGAATTATGAAGCCATGAGCTTTTAAAAACTTTAGCTTGACCAGCTATATCCTGGTATTGTTCACCTAAAATTTCAGTTCCCCCATCTGTTGAATGAAAATTATATAATATTGAAATACGATTGTCATGTTCACAATCTGTATGACTAGTGGCACACTGCTCTCTACAATAATAATTATAATTAACTCTTTCCATTTGTTTATATTTAAAATTTAAATTTTTACTTATTTGATTTGCAATTACAAAAGCATATAAATTTAATGGATCATCAAAAGGATTAATTATATCTTTTTCACTTTTAGAAATTATAGAAAACCCTGCATGTTGTACTTCATCATATAATGCTTTTTTTAATCGAGCTTTTGGTCTTGGATTATTGATACCAATAGTAAATTTTCCATTAGTAAAAATATATTCTAAGATATTCATATTGTCATTTATGTGCAAAACATTATCTACAATTATTGGTTTTTTGATGTTAAGAATATCCATTAAATAATTTGTTTGTATGGTTCATTATTTTTTTTAACAAAATTAAAGTTAATTACGTATCTTTTATGACAATCGTTTTGATAAATTACTTTATGCTCTATCGGAGAATCAAAAAGTAAAAGCCTGTTTTCAACACTATCTACGAATAATTCTTTATTGTTAATTTTTAAAACCGTTTTAGCATTACACGTTGTTAAATAAAATATTCCAGTTGTTACGTTACTTGATATATTATCAGTATGATATTTTGACTCTAAGTGGTCGAGGTCTCTAAAAGTTAAATTTGCTCTAACTTGTATGCAAGATACTATGTCAAGTTTTTTTAATATTGGCACTATATGATTTTCAAATAAAATATGATCAGGTTTAAAATGATTATAATAACAAAAAGAAAAAAATCCGTTATTGTTTTTATTATTAGGTGCTATTCCATGAGTATCTTCTTTTTTAAAAAACCATGGTATCTTTTCACTTTTTAATTGATGTGAAAGGTCTTCGTAAAAATTTTTTTCTAAAAAATTATCAATTATTTGGTAATGCATTATTTTAATTTTTTATTTTTTTCTTTTATGTCCTCACATACTTTAAATATTGAAACAGCCATGTGCATTAATGTTTGAGAAAAATCACCCATTTGTTGAGTAGTAAAAGTTAGTTTACCTTTTTTATTAATTATTTTTATTTCTTGTTTTGAAAACTCTATAAAACCATCTCCTGTTTCTCTATTTTGTTTTATGTGCATCTTTGACCTCCATCATCTTTAAAATTTTTATATTTACCATTTGCATCTACATAGTGTAAAAAAACCTGTATCTGATAGTCTCCATTAAAATGCTCTCTCCAATGTTCTAAATCACAACCATTATAAACCACTGCATCTCCATCATTAAGTTCTAATTTTTTACCATCCATGTAAATAGGCCAAATAGTGCTAGACTCAACTTGTACTGTAGCACTTATCTCACAAGATTCTCTATCTTTGTGTTTATTTAATTTTGCATTAAAAGTATAACATCGCCAAAAACTATAAGTAGATAAAAGTTTAATGCCTGTTTCTTTTTCTATTATATTTTTTTTATCATTTAATAAAAATTGGAATAAGCTATCTTTATAAAAATAAGTATCACCATTATTATTTTGCGTTTCATCAAAAGAATTTTGATTTTTTCTATGCATATCTTTGGCATATGCACTATAAATTTTTAATTCATCTTTTGATAAAAAATTTTTAATTATTTTATATTTAAAATTATTTAATTTATCCATGACACTATTGAATATCTACAACCTTTTTCCACATTATTAACTGTATGTGGATACATAAAATTACTTGGAAACATTATTACTCTTCCAGCTTTAGGTAAAACTTTAGATATTTCTTGATTTTTTTTTGCACAATAAAAACTAACACTTCCCCCTTTATAGTCATCGTTTAAAAATAGTATAATACTTAGTGTTCTTGGAAATTTTGTATGATTATCTGTGTGTATTTTATAGTAATCGCCTTCGTCATATTTTAAAGCAATAATTTCTCTTATTATAGTTACATTTGTTTCACTTTTTAAAAAAGAATTATAATTATTTATTAGCTGTCTGAATTTGTTTACTAAAAAATTAAACCAATGAACATTTGTTAAGCTATTACTATTTGAGTCAAAATTAATCGATGCTGCTGAACGTATTTCTTTTTGTAAGCCACCTATAGTTTGAGCTTCTGTAAATTTTTGACCATTAAGCCATTTTACCAAACTACTTATATGTTCTAATTTTAAAAAATTATCATGGACACTAATATATTCTTTTACATCCATTTTTTTTTACTCCAAATAAAAGTTTTATAATTATGTATTAATTTTTTAAAAACATATAATGGGTTCTGGTGGCTACAAGAAAATCTGTTTTCAAATTTTATATCCATTTTCCAATCGTCTCTTTTAAAAGGAAAAATTTGCACGTATGGAGTTCCTCTTTCAATTACTGTCTCCAAAGTTGGATATTTATCAGTATTAATTACAAAAGGAAAATTAATTTCTGCAGCAAATGTATCAGTATCTACTATACCAGTCATAATTTCAAACCTGTCGTCCCTATTATTAAATGGTGGTGTAAACAAACAAGAGTAACCATTTGGAGTTTTTATGTGAAAAGGATTTAAAATTTTATAAAAAGGTAGATCATTATTTTTTCCTGAATTTTTTTTAATCATTGGAGACCCCTCTAATTGTTCTGGTCTGTGAGTTTGAGGTACCGAAGAATTTAAATTATATTGTATTACATCTTGATCAATTGAATATTTAAAAAAAGAATCATATTTTTTTGTATTTTCATTCCATACATTATGTTTTAAATATAAATCTTGAGGCATTTTTAATAAATAACCTGAAGTTAAAGCATCTAAAAAAGGCATACAACCTTTAACAGTTCTATTATTAAAGGTGTGTTGAAGATTTTTAAACCAATCTGGAATATTAGTTTTAATTGGAACAGGAAGAACATCTGAAAGATATTCTTTTAAATTTTTAGGTGCAGAAAAATTAATAACATTAGACATACGTTATTTATATGAGTATTTTAAAAAAATACAATATTAGATAAAATTTAATATTATAAACTTGTCGTTGTTTATTAAATATCTATTAAAAGATATATGAGGAAATGTAAGACTTGAAATATCAATATTTGCTACAAAATTTATTATGGAGTCTATTTCTGAAATTTTTGAATGATTAGGAAATTTTTCTTTAAAATCAATTAATTTTTCATAAAAGTCATCTTTTGATTTAGTAAATTGAATTTCAGTTTGATTTATATCCTCTGTTGGAATGTCTACAGAGCTAATACTTTCGTCTTCATTAATTACAATATTTTTTCTTCCCCTATAAAAATTATTATAGTCTTCATCAGAACACTCTTTTACTAAAAAATGTGTTTGATAAGCTAATGGTTTTGTTTCTTGGTACTGCTCATCATTTAAAGACATATGAGTTAAATTTTCAGAAGAAATACCTCTTTTATTAAAAAAAACTTTTGCCATTTTTATCCTAGTGGTTCGTATATTATGACTGCACCAGCTCCACCATTGTTATTACGTGGCCCTCCTGCACCCTTAGCTATTCTATAAAGATCTCCAGAATAGTTAGCAATTTTACCATCTGGCCCTAATGGAGTATAATCAACTAAAGATGTTCCAGGACTAGTGACTGAAAAACTACCATCACCTGCTCTACCACCATCTCTTCCTGGGCCACCACTACCACCATTAGCTACTATTATATTTGTGTCTAAAGTGGATGCTCCACCTGCAGTTCCATTAACTCCTGGAGCAGTAGTTCCAGCACCCTCAGCACCACTTACCACAGGGACTGAGTAAGGAGCTGAAACTGGAATAACAGCTAGGCCCGCTCCACCATCGCCTCCAACACCTCCTCCACTAGGGAAATTGCCTCCCCCACCTCCGCCACCACCAGTAGCATAAACATAAATTTTATTTGTGCCTGGTTGAGCAGTGAAAGTTGAAGACGCTGGCCCCGCTTGTATAAATGATGCAAAAATATTTGAATCTCCAGCCGCACCACTTGATGCAGCAGTAATTCTTCCTTGAGCATCAACCGTAATTGATGCAGCAGTATAAGATCCTGCAGTTACTGCAGTGTTCGATAATTGATCTGGACCGACAGCGTCATTCGCTATTTTTGCTGTTGTGATTTGTAGGTCTGAAATTTTTGCCGTAGTAATTGCGTTGTCCGCAATTTTTGCAGTAGTCACGTTTGCATTTGAAATTTTTGCAGTAGTCACTGCATTGTCAGAAAGTTTTGCAGAAGAAATTGCAGCATCATCAATTTGTGCCGTAGCAATTGTTCCACCTAAAGTGTTCAATGCTATTTCATTTAAATTTGTTCCATCAGAATAAGCAGCAACAATTGCAGCTTCACCTGCAGTAAAACCTGTTCCTGAAACAGTTTTGATTGTTAAATTTGTTACGCCTGTTACGGCAGATAAATCAATTATGTAAAATTTTTCAATTCCATCTGGGATTGTTACAGTAGATGCAGTTGTTAAAGTTCCAGTGAACTTTAAAACCATATTTCTTGCGTTAGAAATAGTTTTATCTGTCATTGCAAGAGCAACAGTTCCACCATCAGAAAGTGCTACTGATTCAAAACCTGCTATTGCTTGTTGAATTAAATTTAAATTGTTGTTTGTATTATCACCCCATGTACCAGCGTTTTCGCCAGTGACCATTAGTTCGAGTTTTAGATCTGTTGAATAACTAGATGCCATAAAAAATTTCTCCTAAATAATTATAATTTTACCTTAATCATGCAGCTAAATCAACCTCTGTCCATACATTAGTAACACCAGGATTAACCTCTTGCCATGAAGTTACTTCTACAGAACCTACAGAAATATTAGCTGAAATTCCTGTAACAGATATGTTAGCAACTCCAACCACTGTAACTGAACCCACAGAACCTGTCAATTCTATGCCATCAACAGGGTATTCAGATGCCTGTTCTGCTTGACCTGCGGTAGCCGTTAATTCTTGTCCTGTAACAGGTTCAACAGTAGACTGAATTAAAGATATATCTCCTATAGTCATTGAAGCCGATATACCAGTAACAGGTACATCAAGTTTTGGTTCTGGAACTACTTGACCAATTGTGCTTGTTAATTCAATTCCTGTTACATCTATGTTAGCGGTACCCGTAACATCAGCAATACTTCCAATTAAAGCATCTAACTGATCTTCAGAAGCTAATACAAATATATCTTGGTCAATTTGAATTGAGAATGAAGGATTTGCAAAAGTAGATGTAAGTTCTGAGCCTGTCACATCTACAACCACATCTGTAAATGCAGTTTCATCTCCAATAGAAGATGTTAATGAAATACCATTTAATTGAACTGAATATGCATCACCCCAAGCTAAACTTCCCCAAGCATCTCTACCCCAACCCGCACCAATTAAAAACTGATCATCAATAGTAACAGCACCTGGTGTTGTAGTTAATTGTGAGCCAGTTACATCTTGTTGAATACCTCTAGCAACATCTTCCTCTCCTATAGAAAGATTTGCTTGAATACCGGTGACTGGTGTATCGGCTGATGCACCTGCAATAGCCCCTGCGTTTGTAAATGTAAGTTGAGATCCTGTTACATCAACATTTGCGTTAGCTACAGTTGTTGATGAACCTATAGATGTAGTTGATGATATACCACTGACTGAGACGGTTTCGTCAGATAGGTCTCCCCAATCTGATGCTCCCCAAGTTTTATTACCCCATCCAGTGGCCATATCATTTTATATCCTTAATTATGCAATTCTTAAGATTGCAGCAGAAGTTGTGAATGCAGGGAAC